TGAAGTTTGGTGCAATCGAGAACACCAGTGCGAGAAGTTGTGGCGCGGGCATATGAATCAGCAGCTTTCTTACACTCAAACTCTTTTACCAAATAATTGACTTCTTTCTGTGCTGAACGCTTGAACTGAATATATTCTTTGTCACACTCCTCAAAGATCTGCATGTCCATTTCAAGTCCAGCACGTTCCTGAAGATCAAAGACGTGATCAACATATCGATGCACCAGATTGTTACTAACGATAATCGTGTCTAGATTTACTTTAGGAACCTCAACATAAACGGTTTCGATACCATCAGTCTGTGCCAGTTGTTCAATACTATTAGAAAGAGAATCTGCAGTTTCAACTTCCGGTTCTACTTCTTGTTCAGAATTATCTTGTCCACCATCATCAGGAACATCTTGAATGTTTCCCTGAGGTTTTGACTCCTCACTATCCTGCTCTTCTTGTTCCTCAGACGATTGTTCTTGAGACTTAGGTGCTTCTATGTCTTGAGTTTCGTTATTAACTTCTTTCTTACAATACTTGTATAGTTCTTCTGCCGCTTTAGCAACATCCTCAAAAGTCTCACAATCACCAATCATACGGACGATTGACATCTCTTCTTCAGAGAATTCAATATCTACAAAATTACCAATCTTAAAGTATAGATTTGCGCGATCGGCAAGATTCATTTCGGAGATATCTTCATCAGCAATACTGAAGAAATCATCATCACTCATCTGATTATATCCTTTAAAGAATGTCTTATGCATTCCAGGATACTTACGCTTCATCAACTTCTCAATACGAGCATCCTCAACAATATTGATAAAGGAGTGAGGAATACCCTTTGGTGGATCCTCATCAGGAGTGAAGAGGGCATGTCCAACTTCATGTCCAACAAGAAGATCATAGACAGTATTGCTTGCACTCTCCCACATTGGGAGTGTCAGCACACGTTTATGCACATCAAACTGAGCGGTAGATACTTTACGGTGCTCAACTACCAGATCTTCAGTAGCAAGAAGTTTGGCTAGTTGTGACTTAATTTCTTGAAGGACTGGCATTGAACTCCTTTTGATGTCCCTATAATACTAAACCCCCACCTTTCGGTGAGGGCCCTCAGTGACAGTTTCTAAAGTGTCTATGGTTGGTTATGAAAGAATACTCCTACAGATTCGTTTACAAGTCGCCTGATCATCATCACATTCAATTAGACAATCATAGTAATCATTTATGTGATCAGATTCCTCAAGTGTTCGATCTAGGGTATGAGTCAATCGATCAATACTTTGTTTCCAACCCGCTAACTGATTATGTGAAATTAAATTGTGCATGATTTTTAAATTATAAACATCAGATAATGAAGAATTTACTTTCACTTCATAACCTTTTTCCCAATTCTGTATTATTTAGTCAGCGTTTCCTAACTTAATGAAGTTTGTGTCACATTATACAATTCTTGAAAAACCTTTATGTTTCTCAAACTTTATCAGATTTTCAAATTTGTCAAACAAAGACTCTTTATGTGAGATGACAAAGACATTTGCATCTTTAATTACAAATCGAATGATTTTCAAGAACTCATCTGTGCCAAATCCATCAAGAGAACTATCAAATACTTCATCCATAATCAATAGATTAGTATTTACAGAGTTCTTCATCCTTGCCACCTCTCTCCAGGTGAACAAAAGTGCTAAATCTATTCGCATCTTCTCTCCCTCGCTGAAAGAAGAATAAGAAAAGTCCTCATGTATCGGGGACTGGACGGTTTCGTTGAACTCTTCATCAAGAGTAAAGTTAATGTAGAAGTCCATCATCTGTAGATAACGGTTAACTTGCTGATTAATCAGCGGCAAATACTTCTTGATGATTTTTGTCTTGACTCCACCGTCTTTAAGTAGACTATACGAAAAATCGTAATAGTTAATGGTGTCCTTTCTTGACGCTAATTCGCCAAATGTAGTTGTTAAGTTGTCTTTGAAGGTTTCTAACTTCTCATGTTCAGTATTTCGGTTTGCAAGTTGCTCGGTAAGCTCTTGAACTTCCGATTCCAGATTTCCGATTTGTCGTTGACACTCAGAAATCCGAACATTGTCCTTAGAAATGTCATTCTGTAGTTTAGAGATCTCCTTCGATAGGGCAAGAAATTGACGCTCTCGCTCCTGTTCTTCATTAATTGCCTCATCCAGTTCTTTTAAACCAGATTGCAACTCGTTCGCTACATTTTGAGCGTCATTAATCTTATTTATTCTGAAATCCTCTTCAATTGACTGCGTACAAGTGGGACAAACCGTATTCTCAGTGAAAAACTTGTGCTCCTTTCTAAGAGTTGATGCTTTTTGACTGATTTTACCCTTGAGTCCACTCAGTTTACGCAGTTTTTCTGTAGCTCCAGTAACTTTTTCTTGATCAGTAAGACGATCTTGTACCTTTTCGTTTGACAAAGATACTTCTTTATTATAAAGATCGATAAGTCTATTAAGTTCGGAGACTTTTTCTTTTTTCTCCGCAATATTTTCCTTGCCCTGAGTCTCTAATTTGTCAATAAAGCGAGTTTGCATGTCAACTTTATCACTCAGTGACTCTTTTTTGAGTGATAGTGTCTTAACTTCATCCTTCAAGGCACTAATTTTACCCTTAATTACAGTATTCATGGACGAAAAGATCTTAATGTCAAGCAAATCCTCAATAACTTCACGTCGATTTGCTGCAGAAAGTTGCATGAAGGGCACAAAAGTACTACTTCCAAGAATAACAATCTGAGTAAATGACTTATAGTTCATCTTTAAGACATTTTGCTCCAGCCATTTTTGCTGATCCAGTGCTGCAGCGTCTTGATTCAGTTCTTCACTATTGCGATAGATCTTGAAAATGTTGGGTTTGATACCTCTAATCACTTTCCAAGAAATATTCCCAATAGAAAACTCTACTTCAACACAACAATCTTTCTCATTAGTCGTATTGAGTAGTTGTGGTTTGTTAATTTTACGAAATGCCTTGCCAAAAAGTGAAAATGTGAGAGCATCAAGAATAGTAGACTTACCAGCACCATTAGTACCAACAATCATCGTATTACCATTCTCGTTTAATTTAACTTCAGTATAATGATTACCCGTAGAAAGAAAATTCTTCCAACGAATCTTCTCAAATAAAATCATATGTTTCGGTTTCTGGCGGCACCACGATGTCGTTCTTAGAAATTATAGCATACTCACACTCATGAATGTGGCATGTCTTAAGCATTATTTCATCTTCTATTTCAATTATATGCATCTCCGGGTATCCATGTTCTTCTTCTAACTGTATGGCAAAACGAGTAGCATCATCCTCTTCCTCAAACAGATAAAGTATCTTATCTCCTGATTCGTTTTCTACGGAATATGCTCCTTTATCTTCTTTACCATCTATAGTTAGAATATACATTAAATTAACTCACACGCCTCCTGATATGTTGTTCGCATAATGTCTTGCAGAACAGATTTATCAAGACTGATTTCTGCTTCTTGGATATATCTATTCAAAATAGAAAGTGTGTCTTCAGACTCAAATGCTTCAAACTCTTCAGGATCTCCAACTTCAAAGTTTTCTACAGTTTTTAGATCCGCAACTCCTACAGAATAAAGTTTATCAATAAACTTTTCAAACTTTTTACTGTTTGATTTCTTACGAACAATAACTTTTACGATTTTGTTCTCATACTCTCTTACGTCAAATGTTTGATGATCAGTATCTTCATAGAAGATATTGTAAAACATCCGATATGGGTTGTTAACATGAGTATGCTCTAGAGTTTCTGTATCGAATATTGTGAATCCTCGCGTATCATTCACATCATTCCAGAACATCTCATAAGGATTTCCTAGATAGAAGATCTTCTGATCATCTGATCGAGTGTGGTAGTGTCCCGAGAAGACTTTGGTGAACTTCTTAAATAAGTCGCTCTCAAAACCATGCTCCATGACGCAGCCGCGATGAGCTCTAAATCCGCGTAGTTCAAGGTGCCCCATCGCACACTTGCTAGTTGTATTTTCAATAGCAGTGAAAGTGCTCTGAGAGTTGTCTTCATTGATCCAAGGAATAAAAAGTACGTTTAAATTATCTAACTTTACTTCTTCAGGAGAAGAGTAAACATGAACATTGCCATACTCACGAAGAAGTAAATCTACAGCATTAACTTCGTTAGTGTTTTTATAAAAAGCAGTATGGTTTCCTACAATTGTATGAACAGTAATACCCATCTGTTCAAGTCTGTCATAGTAATTATCTTTTGCCCATGCAAGAGAACCAAAATTGATACCAGTACGATTATCAAATGTATCGCCCATATCTACTACAGTAGTAATACCGTGTTTCTCTAGATACGGAAAAAATATATCATTATAAAATTTAAGAAAGTAGTTATGAAAGAGTTTAGAATTTTTACGGGCACCAAAGTGCTGATCCGTGATAATTGCTACTTTCATCAATATCGAAGTTTGGAATGGACTGCGTCCTTGATAGAATTATAGTCACTGTAGTTCGATCCGTCAAGAGTGTTGTTATCGTCAAACACCTCACTATACCCAGACTTCTCCAGAATCTTGTTCTTGATTTCTAACTGACGCTTCTCTCTTTGAATCCGTCTCAAGAAAGCATAGTGAGTAATTTGTGTGAAATATGCAAAAGGATTCTGAGACTTCTCTGGATTGAAATTATGAATGTACTGCACACAATTTTCAATACCATCAGAAACCATATCGTCCTTGAACATGTAGTTTACGAAGTTTGGTTTAAATGATAAATGAGTTGCAATCTTAAGAAAGCATTCTCCAATGTACCTGGGAATAACGGGCCTTGGAAGTCCTTTTGCTTCTGCAATTTCTCTATCTTCACGATATGCAATCAAAGCAGCTAAGAACTCTTTGTTATTTACATAATGTTCTGATCTTTTTCTCTTAGTCATGCCTGGTTGTATCATAACTATATCTCATCATTATGTATAAAGTATACCACTGAGACACATACTTGACAAGTCTTTAAAACATGTGTAGACTACCTTTGTTGGGTTTGAAGAGACAACTATAGCTTTAATTATTAGTAATATCTTTACTAGAAGGAGTATTATAGAGTTTTTCTAGAACCTCTCTTGCATCATTTACATTAGAAAGATATCCCATCTTTTTATCTAGTTTATGATTACTAGATCCGGAAATAGGATTATCATCTGTTTTTCTAACATATTCTTGATGTATGAGAATCATATCAATATCGTTTGATTCGGACATTGTTAATACATCATTTAAATTAATAAAAAACATATCATCAGAAGATGTTTTTAACCAAGGTTCTACTTTGTAACCAACTGTTCCTATTCTTGCTTTTACTTCACTTATAGTGACTGGATTAGAAACTACTAAAATAGTTCTATCAGATTCTTCTTCAGCAGCTACTTTAGCAAAGATTTCTTCACCTGATTTTAGTTTTATTGTTGCATAGAAATCGTCTTCTATCATGTTTTTTTTAAGTGTATGGTTATGATATCATAGTTAAAATTCTCTTCATTATAGATCTTAATTCTTTCAATGAGATGATTTAACGTATAGTTTCTTCTTGTTTTTGTAGAACAATCATCTGCAATATCATACAGAGTTGCTTTTACTTTGTTTTTTCCTTTTCTAAGAACTCGTCCAATACTTTGAAGATTTCTGACTCTGGACTTACTTGGAGAGGCAAAGATAACATTATGGAGGTTTTTAATGTTGATACCAGTAGAAAAAGTTCCATAAGAGGCGACAATGATTGCGTTGTTTTCTCTTTCTGTGATCTCTCTAACTACCTCCCTTTCTTCAGCGTCTACACCACCATGTACAAAAAATACCTTACGGTTGTCACGCTTGTTATTATTTATCTGATTGTAGAGTATCTCTCCATGTGCTTCGACTCTTGCAAAAAGAACAAGTGTGTTCCCTTTAAGATCAAGTGTTAGATTGGTAATGAATTTATTTCTTTGTTCATGAGATATTAGATACTCAATTTCATCATTATATGTTTCAAACTTTTGTGGTTCATGTTTGAGAACAAGACACTGAATATCTAATTCAGATAAGTGTCCTTGTTTCATCAATTCATCAGTTCTTGTTACTTTGTATGATGGGCCAAACACTCCCTCAAGCACCCACTTATGCGTCTGTGTGCCGTCTAAAGTACCAGTGAACCCAAATCTATACTTAGCATGATGTAATTTAGTCATGATTGAAATAAGAGACTTACTCTTAAAGAGGTGTGCCTCATCACCAATCACAACATTATATTCTTCAAACCAACTTCTCTCCAACTTATAGATAGATTGCCAGGTGGTAATCGTTACAGGACAGTTTGTGTCCTTCTCTCTGCCACTGTAAATCTTATGACAAAATGTCTCAGAGTCCCAACCGTAATCCTCAAAATCCTTGTACATCTGCTCTACAAGAGATGTCGTTGGAACGACAAGAAGAATTTTTTGTTTCCTGTCTACGTAATATCTCACTAATGAATAAATCATTAGAGATTTGCCGCTCCCAGTGGGGCTTATCAATAGCTTTCTATTATGCCTTAAAGCATCGTATACTCCCTCAATTTGATATCGTCGTGGAGTATGAGTACAAATAGATCGCATAAATCCTTTGACACCCTCATATGATATCTCATCATTTACTTCAAAGGGTTGTCCGTAGAATTTATTTTTTTCAAAAGAAAAAGTATATCCGTAATTCTCACAAAAACTTACAATCTTATCCAGCAGTCCAACATAAATTTGCTTGGAACGCATGTCATATAAATGAATTTCTCCATTCCAATTTCTACCACGGTACTGCGGCATAAACTTGGCATTTGGGACTTCAAATTTAAAATGATCTCTTAACTCATATTCAATATGAGGTTCAGTATTGATTTTTAGAAAAACTTCGTTAGATTTAGAGATTACAAGATCTGTTGTATTCACAAGGATTTATCACCTGTGAATATTTATCACTCGTGACTAAACTTGTATTCCAGAACTATTCTATATAAAAAATTTTTTAAGTAAAATAGTCTCTCTTGTTCTTCTACATCACCACCAGGCCATTTGTCCGCATGAACTGAGACAGACTTATATAATAAATGCAAATCATCTATTCCGAACTGAAGTTCTATGTATGGAAGATCTTCATTAAAATCATCATCTTGATAAACCCATTCATCATTCATAGAACATTTGTGGATAGATAAAACTAAATATATTTATTCTGAGCGTTAAATTATGAAGTCAATCAGTGATGACTTTGAAATTTATAAACATAAGTTATCAAATTGGCAAGAGAAAAAATATGAACTGATAGATCTGTTTCATAAAACTAAACCAGTAATTTATGGCAACGTACTCACAAACTTTAATAGTAGTAAGGAAAATAAAGATTTTCTTGTAGAAGAAATAACTAGATTATTTGGCGACGAAATTATTAATTTTATAAAATTTATCGATGCAGAATATTTTTTAGAATCTGCATGGATTCAAGAATATCAAAAAAATATGAATCATGAATTGCATAATCATGGTGTCGGTTATTCTTCTGTAATTTACATAAATTTTGATAAAGAAGTACACTCTTCAACTATATTTGTTGATAAAGCGAATAGCATATCATTTTTGCCTGAGGTTGAAGAGGGTGATATTATATTTTTTAATTCAAAACACTATCACTACTGCTCTACAAATGAGAATGATAAAGAAAGAATGATATGCTCGTTCAATTTAAAAAAAGACATCAAAATGTCTTACGCTTAACCTAATCCTGCGTTAAATCTCATAAACTCTATTGCGTTTTTAATGTGGTAAGTTCTATTGCTTACTTGCTTAAGTATACTCTCAATATAAACAAGCATTGTATCGTAATAGTCAATTTTTAAAGAGACTGATGAGAGTTTGTCATCCGCATCCAAATATTATTGCATAGTTTCTTTATCCCTAATTTTTTTAGGGAATGGATTCTCCACATAAACATCAGGATCTGCTTTTCCACTAAAGTACTCATATCTTTCGTGCCTAATGTTTTTTCTTTGTTGTTCTGCTTTCTTCCTTAGAAGAAATATGGTATTATATAGTTCAAAGTATTTTGCATGTAGAGATGGAATTTTCAAAGACTCTTCATGTAAGTTGTCTCTGTCAATATCAGAATCTTTTTTCCACATCTCTTGAAT